TGACCACCGGCAAGCCCAGCATGGCCGACATGACGGAGGCCGATCTGACCGCTGTGCTGGACGTGCTGAAGGATCGCGGGTTCCAGCCAGGCGCATTCAAGGGCGGGCCGCAGCGTCATCCGCGGGCGCCGCGCGCCGATCTGCGCCTGGTGCACGTGCTGTGGGCCGCGTTGGGGCGTGCGGGCAAGCTGGACAAGCCGGGGCGCGTGGGGCTGAACACGTTCGTGCGGCGGCGGTTCGGCGATGCCTGGGGATCGGTGCCCGCCGATATCGACATGCTGCGCGACGCCGCGCAGATCAGCGCCGTGGTCGAGGCATTGAAACAATGGTGCGCCCGTGAAGGCGTGCCCGTGGATCGGGCGCGGTGATGCGGCGCCGGTGCGAGATATCCGACCACGCCCTGCTGCGCTATATCGAGCGCGTGCTGGGCTATGATGTCGAGGGGCTGCGCGCCGAGATCCAGCGGCAGGTGCGCCCGGCCGTCGAGGTCGGCGCCAGCAGCATCCGTGCGGACGGGTTCGTCTACCGCATCCAAGGCGACATTGTGGTGACGGTCTACCGGATCGGCAGCCAAGACATACACGGCCCCCGCGCCAAGCGTGGCAAGGCGCGCCGTGGGTGACTGGATAGGCCTTGCCCGCGAGATCGTCGATCTGATCGGCGAACCGGCGGCGGTGAAGCTGCTGGCCGCACGGGGCGGAACCGAGGTGTTCATCCCGGACCAGGTGACGGACAGCAAACTGTCGTCGATTGTCGGGCTGCCCGCAGCGGTGAAATTGCGGGAGCATTTCGGGCCGGGGCCATTGCGACTGCCCACCGGATCGGCGCGCGGGGCCGGGGCGCGCCGCGCGCGGGCGATGCAGATGCTGCGCGAGGGCGCCACGACCCGCGAGGTCGCCATGGCGTGCGATCTGCACACGCGCACAGTCGAGAATTACAGCGCGCAGATGCAGCGGGTGCAAGATGCCCGCCAGACCGGGTTCAACTTCTGAGACTTGACACAGCGCGCCCGGTTCTGGCAGCGTTCGACAAGTCAGTGCGGCCCCCCCGAAAACGTTCGGGGCGCACGCAACCCCCGATAGCATGACAGTTTGATCCCGACACGAAAGGGATCACCGCATGCGAATGCTCAACGAAATCACGATCCACGGTTCGGTCACCAGCCGTGACTGGATGGCGAGGCAATCGATTGAGGAGAAGGTCGCCGAGATCCGGCGCTGGCATCTGGCGCGTGGGTTCAACGACATCGGCTATCATTTCGTGATCGACCGTGACGGCAAGATCTGCCGGGGGCGTGACGTGGAACGCGTGGGCGCAGGCGTCGCGAACCAGAACACCGGCAAGATCCATATCTGCCTTCTGGGCGGACTTGACGGGCACGACAACGATTGGTTTGCCTCCCATTACACGCTCTTTCAGGACAGTGCGCTGCGCGACCTGATCGAGGTCCTGTGCCGTGAATACGGCAATCTGGCGGTGCGCGGCCACAACGACCACGCCGCCACGGCGTGCCCGCAATTCCAGGTGGCGGATTGGCTGGCGCGGGTTCCGCACGTCCCGCGCGTCCCACGCATACCGGGTGAGGCCCGTGCTGCAATTTCCCAAGAACCATCGATACCCGTCTGGCTGGTGCGCCTGATCGGCTGGCTGAAAGGACGCATGTCATGACTGAACACAATTTGCCCCCACTGAACGCCCTGCACGCGCGGTCGACCTATGCGATGCTGCTGACGCTGATCGTGCCTCTGGCCAGCCTGTTCGGGATCGACCTGCTGGGTCTGCTTGGCAGTATTCCCGCCCCGGCCGAGATCGGCCCCGCCGCCGACAGGCTGACGGCGATCGCGACCATCGCCACCGCCACATGGGCCTATGCCGAGCGGCGCCGCCCGAAATTCGCCATCGACTGGGGTGCTGCGGCGCGGAGCGTTGCCAGCACGGTCGTGCGGTCCGGCGCCCCGCGATGATCGTTGACTTAGACACGGTGCTCAGGACGGCGACGTTCCTGTTGTCAATCACGGCGCTGGTCGCCGCGTGGATCGCCACGCGGCGCAGTGACGTTGAGGAGCGGTTCAAGAAGAAAGCCGACCTGATCGAGGCGCAGCGGGTGCGCACCGACACCGTCGAGATGCGGCTTAGTCGGGTCGAGCAGCATGTGGACGGCATGCCGCGGCATTCGGAGCTGCACCAGCTGGAAGTCAACCTGACCCAGATCAGCGGAAGCCTGAACACCATGAACGCCACGCTGGAAGGGCAGCGCGAGATCATGAAGCGGCTGGAGGCCATCGTCGGGCGTCATGACGACCATCTGATTGGAGGCAATAAATGAGCTACGCGGAAGATCTGCGCAAACACCGCCGCCTGGCCATTCTGCGGCACCTGGAATTATCGAGCGGATACACGTCGAACGCGGCGATACTGGGCTATGTGCTGCAACGCGTCGGGATCCGGTCCAGCCGCGATCTGATCACGACAGAATTGGCGTGGCTGCGGGAGAACGGCTTTGTGGTGTTGAAAGAAAGCGACGGCTTTGTGGTTGTCACGGCGACCCAGGCGGGCGCCGAGATCGCGCAGGGTGTGTCCACCCACCCCGATATCCAGCGCCCGAGCCCGAGCGCCTGATGCCTGCGCCCCGCAAAGTGGACCTGCTGCCGTCCGAATTGCGCGGGTGGCTTCAGGACGAGCTGATCGCCTGTGGCTTTGGCGATTACGAAGGCATTGCGCAACGGCTGGCCGAGAGGCTGGAGGAAGGTGGGCTTGAGCTGCGCATCGGGAAGTCGGCGATCCACGCCTACGGTCAGGACTTCAAGGGCTATGCCGAGGCACAGCGGCAGGCCCAGGATGAAATCCGCGCGTTTCTGGAAGAGGCGAGCCTGAAGGACGAGACCGATGTCACCCGCGCCCTGTTCCAGCAGCTGACCACGCTGCAGTGGCGTTTGCAGATGGCGCTGGCCGCACCTGACGCCGACGTGTCGCCGCGGGCGATGAAGGATCTGACGCAGGCCCTGAACAACCTGATCCGGTCAACGTCGCTGAGGGACGCCATCCTGAAGGATGAACGCGCGCGCATCGGGGAACGGATCGACCGGGCGGAAAGTGCCGGGGATCTGGACGTGGCGGCGGCGCAGAAGGCCCGCGAGATCATGGGGTTCACATGATGGCCCGGTTTGCGTTTCCGCCCACACACCCGCCCACACACCCGGCCACACACCCGGCCCCGCCCACACGCGTCGACGACGAATGGTTGCTGGCATGGCTGATCCTGCATGACGCAGGCTGGCCGGTGGCATTGCTGGCGTCTGTGTGCGGGGTCGCGCCGTACTTCGTGCGCCGCTGCATGGCCGATGTTCGCCGCGAGGATGCGGCGGCGCACCGGCCCCCGCGGGCGGCTGCGCGGCGGGCGGTGTTCGGAGTGCCGGCATGATCCAGAAAAGCCCGGTCATCCAGTTCTACCCCTACCAGCAGCGATGGCTGCAGGATGACAGCCGGTTCAAGATCGGATCGATGTCACGACAGGTCGGCAAGACCTTCGTCACAGGTGGTGAATGCGTCGACGACTGCATCAAGGCGGAAATCGCCGGGCGGCGGGCGCGTTGGGTCATCCTGTCGCGCGGGGAACGCCAGGCGGCCGAGATGATGATCGAGGCGATCCAGCCGATCACAAAGGCCTTTTACGGGGCCTACAATACCCTGTTGAAAGGCGGCGACCCGGTCTATTCCGAAGGTGAGTTTCGCGCGCCGCAGGAAAAGGGCCCGGATGCCATCTACAAGTCGCTGGAGGTGAAATACCCCGGCGGCAGCCGCATCACAGCGCTGCCCGCCAATCCAGACACGGCGCGTGGGTTTTCGGCGAACGTCATCCTGGACGAATTCGCGTTCCATGCGAAGTCCCGCGAGATCTGGGCGGCGCTGTTTCCGGTGATTTCCAAAGGTGGTCAGAGGTTGCGCGTGATCAGCACGCCAAATGGCAAGGGCAACAAGTTTTTTGAGCTGATGACCTCCGAGGACAGCGTCTGGTCCCGTCACATGGTCGATATCTATCAGGCGGTGGCCGATGGCTGCCCGCGGGACGTCGATCAGCTGCGCGCAGGCATCGCAGATGAGGATGCGTGGCAGCAGGAATACGAGCTGAAGTGGCTCGACGAGGCGTCTGCGTGGCTGGACTACGACCTGATTTCTTCGGTCGAGCATCCTTTTGCAGGCGCGCCGTCGCGCTATTGCGACGGGATGTGTTTCGTCGGCGTCGATATCGCCGCGCGCAACGATCTGTTCGTGATCTGGGTGCTGGAACTGGTCGACGGTCGGCTGATCACCCGGGAAGTGATCGCCCGCAAGCGCGCCAAGTTTGCCGAACAGGACCGGCTTCTGGCGGATGTGTTCACGCGCTACCGCGTGGTGCGGTGCGCAATTGACCAGACCGGCATGGGTGAAAAGCCGGTGGAAGACGCCAAGCGCAACCACGGTGAGAGCCGCGTCGACGGGGTGCTGTTTTCCAACGCGTCGAAGCTGGATCTGGCGACCGGGCTGAAAGAGGCGATGCAGGACCGCACTGTCGTGATCCCCGCAGGTGACCCGGTGCTGCGCGCCGATCTGCACGCGATCAAGTCGCGCATCGGCCCCACCGGCATGCGCCGCCTGGTGGCAGAGGGTGAAACCGACGGTCACGCCGACCGGTTCTGGGCGCTGGCGCTGGCCGTGGGCGCGTCGGAAACCGAATACCAGCCCTACGCCTATCGCGCGGTCCCGCGCGGCGGCGGGCCGGACACAGACCGGCCCGTGCGGGTGACGGCGGGCTTTGGCAACCGCAAGGGGATATGGTGATGGGTCTGCAGCGGCTGAATTTCGAGTATCTGGGTAAGTCGTTCGAAGTGTCGCCGGGCATGGTCTGGTTCGGCCAATGCTGGCAGCATGTAGAGCCGCAGTGGCTGCTCTACGCCGAAGATTATGCCACGAAGCAACGGCGCAACTTTGTCCTGCGCCTGTGCCGGTTCGACCGCATGGCGGGGCGGGAGCAATGATGCGCGCTGTCTGGGGGGCGCTGCTGGCTGCTGCGGCATGGCCCGCGCTGGCCGATGTGGAATTCGTGACGGTCACGGGGCAGGCGCATTTCGCGGAAGTGTGGCTGCACAATCGCGTGACCAGCGGGCCGACCACATGGCGGTATGAATTTGACGTCGACGGGCTTCCGGTCGTGGTTGTGAACCGGCAGGTTCCGAACAACCGGCCCGACGACGGCGACTTTCTGTTTATCGAAAGCCTGCCCGCCCATATCGAGGCCGACCGGCTTGAGATCGTGGTGGAAGAAAACGACAGCGGCGTGATCCGGCTGTTCTGGAAATTGTTGGGGTAACGCGCAATGGCACAGCTTCTGGACGCATACGGCACCCCGGTGCAAAAGCGCGCGCTGACGCAGCCGCAGGCGCGCGCCGGGGTGACCGGTATCCGTCAGATCTGGGCGGGTAGCGTCGCATCCGGGCTGACGCCGGTGCGGTTGGCGAATATCCTGCGCAACTGCGACGACGGGGACATTCACGACTATGCCGTGCTGGCCGAGGAAATGGAGGAACGCGATCCGCATTACGCCAGCGTTCTGGGCACCCGCAAGCGCGCGGTATCGGGCGTGGCCCCCACGGTCACGGCGGCATCGGAAAGCGCCCGCGACGAAGAGATCGCCGATGCCGTGCGCCGCCACATCGCCGGGCATGACGAATTTGCCGACCTGGTAGAGGATTGCCTGGACGGGCTGGGCAAGGGTTTTGCGGTTGTCGAAATCACGTGGCGCACCACCGCGAAAGGCTGGTACCCTGACGCGTTCGAATGGGTGCACCAGCGGTTCCTGCGGTTTGATCGCGCGACCGCACGGGAGATCCGGCTGATCGACGACACGGCGCCCGCCGAAGGCATTCCGCTGGCGCCCTACAAGTTCATCACCCACAAGCCCCGCCTGAAATCCGGTCACCCGTCGCGGGGCGGACTGGCGCGGCTCGCCGCGTTCAGCTGGATGTGCAAGGCCTACACGATGAAGGACTGGATGGCCTTCGCCGAGATCTATGGCATGCCGCTGCGGCTGGGCCGGTACGGCCCCGGCGCATCTGCCGAGGACGTTGAAAAGCTGTTCACGGCCGTGGCCAACATTGGCAGCGATGCGGCGGCGGTGTTGCCCGAAAGCATGCGGATCGATTTCGAGCAGGTGAGCGGGACACAATCCGAGGCGGTTTTCGAGAACCTTGCGCGGTTCACGGACGAACAGGTCAGCAAGGCCGTGCTGGGCCAGACCATGACCAGCGACAACGGGTCAAGCCAGGCGCAGGCCACTGTGCATAACGAAGTGCGCCACGACATCGCCGCCGCTGACGCGCGGGCGGTGAGCGGATCGATCAACCGCGATCTGGTGCGCCCTTTCGTGGATCTGAATTTCGGCCCGCAGGAAGATTACCCGCGCCTGTCGATCGATCTGGAGCAGCCGGAGGATATCGGCACGCTGATGACGCACACCAACGCCGCCGTGAAGGCCGGGCTGCGCGTCAAATCGGCGGAGCTGCGGCGGCGGTTGCGCCTGACCGATCCCGATGACGACGATGAGGTCATCGGCGGGACCGCACCCGCACCGCAGACGCGGCGGGAGCTCAACAGCGCAGGTCCCGCCGACGATCTGGACGAGATCGAGGCGGAGATGCTGGACGGCTGGGAGCCGGTGATGGATGAAACGCTGGCGCCGATCATCGCCGCGATCGACCGGGCCGAGACGCTGGAAGACGTGCTGCCGCTGCTGGACGATCTCGGGCCGATGGAGGCCGGGAAGCTGATCGAGGCACTGGTTCAAGGGGCCTTCAAGGCCCGTTCACTGGGGGATGTAAAAGATGACTGATCGCGCTTCCGGCATGGTCGCCACACGGGCACCCGCATCATGATCGCCGATCTGGCCCGCCGTGCCCGCGTGTGCGAGGCGCACGAGCGCATCGGCGAAGAGCTGTTCGATCTGTGCGAGGACGAAGACCTGTCGCCATCCGAAATGATCGCGCTGCTGGCCTATCTGACCGGGGCCATGGTCGGGGCGCTGGCGCCCGGCGAGATCAGCCAGGCGGGCGCGATGGATCTGATCTGGCAGAACGTCGCCGCCGGGGCCGCGCTGGAAATCCAGCCGCTGGCGCTGAATGCGGGGCGGTCGAACTGATGGTTGCCTACAGCTTTCAGAAACGGTTCTGCGATGACGTGGCGGGGTTCGTCAAACACCAGACCATCCGCGCCAACCGCAAGCGCCATGCCCGCGTGGGCGAGCCGGTGCAGCTGTATTATGGCATGCGCAGCAAGCATTGCTGCAAGCTGATCGACCCCGACCCGGTCTGCACCGCCGTGATCCCGATCCGGATCGGTGTGCCCGAAGGCACCGGCGTGGCGCTGGTGTCGCTGGACGGCGCGCTGTTCGATTATGTCAGCGACGCCTTTGCGCGCGCCGATGGGTTCGACGATGTGCACGACTTTACCCGCTTCTGGTTTGACACCCACGGCCCCGTCAACTTCAGCGGTGTGCTGATCCGGTGGCACCGTGCGTGACCGCCCCGGCTACAGCTTCGCGCCCGGCCCGCCGCCCGAGGCATCGGCGTTCCTGCG